TAGCCTTAACTGATACACGTCCTTGAGGTAAGTTTTTAATAGTAAGATCCTCATTTAAAAACACTCTATCATAGTCAGCATTAACTTGTAAATCATATACACCAGAGTTAGCTAATTTAAATGTTCCAGGATAAACTGTCTCATCATAGTCAAATGTACATGTATTTGCTAATACATTGTTAATAGTACCAACAGGATTAGGAGAGACATTAACAAACGCAATAGAAGATAGATTACTTGTTGGCGAATCTGCAAATTGAATTCTGTATATTGAGTTAGTAGTCAGCTGAACATTATATGTAGCTGATGTGGTATCGTAGCTAGTATTAACTACTGAAAATACATTCCCAGCTCCTGCTTGTAAGTTATCACCTACCTCAATAGCAGGAACTGTATAATGATCAAGTTCTACTCTATATGTTATATCACTAGTTCCTACAGTATATTGTACATTATCTTTAAACGTAGAATTTTTATTTAAACTGAATTGTCCTGTCGATTGTTCAACACCATCAATATATAGCCTTACTTCACCAATATTACGTACTCTAACTGGTAAATCAATATATTCTGACTCACCAGCATTAACTGTTAAATTGCCTTGTAAAGAAATTTGCCTCATAGAGCCGCTTACGTAAAATGAGTTATTTGCATAAAAACGAGAATCTAATAATTGATTAAGAGTAACATAAAAAGGTGCGGCTGGTAATACGTCAATTAGATTTAAAGCACCTGTTAGAGTATTCTCAATATCAATTGTATCACCTGATTTATCGTATGTAACTATGTTAGCAGAAACTGCGACTAAATCATTAGCATAAGCTACAAAATCTCTTGAGCTATTTACAGATGTTTTTTCTTTTAAAGGTACAGTGATTCTATCATCACCTTTAAGTCCTAAAAAGGATCCGTCATTAACTTCTAGCACATGTTTAGCAAAATTTTCATCATGAATAACATTTAAGCCTTCCACAACTAATCTTACATTACTAGTACCGTCTCCATTATCTATTTCTGAATAAGCATTACATAAAAGTTTAATCTCACCAGCAAAACTAGAAAAGCCATTTTTACCAGTAATTGTTGAAGTGATTGCTCCGTTACTTATTGCGCTTGTATTATCAACTATTAATGAAAGAACACTAGAAGAAGAATTATTGATCAGAGTACTTGCGACTGGAAGGGAAACAAAATATTCTGTTGAAAATCCTTGCTGATAGCCGAGTCGATCAGTTTGATTATCTATAACAGCATCGAATACAATAGTTCCATCTAAATTACGTCTTACTTGTTTTTGTAGAGTAAAGTTTGGAGCTGGTGGAGGAGAAAAAGAACTTTCAATATCAGTATACGCAGTTGGAGTATAATCAATGAATGAATCAGAATCTACATACACATTAGAAACATATTCTTTTGCGATAATATTTACTTCTTCATCAGCAGTTTCTCTTTCAATTTCTGCAACAGTAAATAGTTTGCCAGCTTTATTAGTATAAAAGTTTCCAGGATTTTCCCATTCACCAATAGTCCACAAATCACCTTTTGTTGGAGCATTATTAGAAGTAAAAGTACTATATGAATCAACAGTTTTAGTTATTGGGTTATATCTACCTGTAATAGTAACATTTGCTATATCAAAACCTGTACTAACATTATCCGTAGAAGTAAGAGTAAAAGTTGAATTACTTAAAATATAGAGATCTACACGATCAGAGTCAGTTTTAATAACTCGCAACGCAATTGGATAAGTATTTGCAGTAAACGTTGTGTTAGAGAGAGTTGGTTCAGTAAAATGCTCTAAATATACATGAGACTTACCAGAATCAGTAGAAGAATTTTGAGTTACCTTACCTCCAAACCCATAATTAATTCCTGTCATGTTTTGAGAAATCGAAATTACATCACCTGGTGCTAGATTTAATGCATCAGTTGAGGTAGTAAAAGAAACAACTCGTCTTAAATAGCGAGAAGCTGCTATCTGATATTGAGCAAAACGAAGTGCTTGGCTTCTACGAGTTACACCAGCTAAATCGAGAGATTCAATATTTTCAATTGTGCTTCTATCTGAACCATCGTTCACATCAACAGTATCAATACGAGCAACTTCTCTTTTATAGTGATTTGTTGGCTCAATATAACTTATATCAACGCCAGTAATAATATCGCTCTCTCTACCGCCACTAATTTGAAATGATCCTGCTTTTATATTAGTTTCATTAAATAGCATTGTTGGAAGTTGATCAGGTTGATCAACAGCAAGAGATATTTTACCAAAACTGTGGATTAAAGTTCCTCTAAACGAAGCAGCAATAGAATTTAAAACTTCAAGTGTCTGTTTTTGATCAGATATGAGAATATCACATATAAATCTGCGCTCTTTAATTGCTGTACCAACAGGAATACCTTGTAAAGTTTTTCTTACACCAGTGAATGTACCTCTAGGTTTATGTGTAAAAGAACCGTCAGATTGACCATCAACACCAATAAACTCACCAGTAATAGCGTCACAAGCATCACAATACTGGGCAACTTGATAAAACTTATACTTATCTATATTATCTTCTGGAATTCCTAGTCCATAAGTTGAATTAGTTAAGATGTCATAAATAATCCAAACTGGATTTTGTGTCCAAGAATAAACAAAAGTTCCATCCCAAGTTCCTACATAAATTTGTGGGTTTGCATCAGTTAACTTTGTATCAGTGCCAGACTTTTGAAGACTATATCCGTTAGTAGTATAACCATAACTTCCTGTTTCAGGAAGTTCAAGCTCACGCCAGTCAATTTGTCCATCAGTTAGAATGGGTTGGTTATAATTTGAGGGTACTTTTACAAGCAGTCCTTTAACTAGTGAACTCATTGTCGGAATTGATCCTACATGTTCATTAATTGCTTTTAATGCATATCCTACAAGAGCAGTTCTAGGAAATGTTTGAGGAGTGTTTTCAATCTCATACCAACCTACTGCTTGAATATTAGAAGTAACACGAGAATCAGAAGACTCATCAGATGTTTTTTCAATAGTGAATCTATATCCGTTTTCTGATTTCGATGCTTCAGGTATTTCAAACGTGACGAGTCGTTTGTAAGGAGTACTTGTTTTACCATTTATTGTAACTGTGAGTGGGTCACCAATTTGTGTTGATCCTGTGCTGTCAAAAAAGGTTACTTTTATTGTGAGAGAATGAGCTTTGATATTACCATTATTATCTTGTCTTTGAAGAGCGTTTACTACTAGAATAATAGATATTTCATCCCAAGCTCGCGCACTAGTTTCTTGAAGTAGAACTTTAGAAGCGGGAATTCCATCAACATTACCTTTTTTAAGGGTTACAGGAAACGAAAAAGTTTGAGGAGTAACAGTCTGCTGCCCAAATTTTCGTAATACAGATTGGGTTGTAGTGCCAGTTCGTGATAGAGTTTTAAACACGTCAGTATTTTCCGAACCATCACCGTCTAACTTAACTAAATCATCAATAGAATTTTCAGTAATTTCAATATCTTGAGGACCATTAGGGTTAACTCTATAAACAGGTCCTTCACCTAATGCTGTTAATAGAAATAAAATATCTGTTGAAAAAAGTGTATTTGGGTCTTCAGAATAACCACCTCCTCCACCTTTACCGCCGCCAAGACCGCCTTTAATTTGAGGAACTTTTTGATTATTATAAGTTGTAAAATAACGTCTCATGTTGCAAATCTCGATTCAACGGTAATGTTATCATCTTTACCGTGATCTACTGTATCTAGGTAGCCACTAATAAGCTGTCCTGGAACACGGTGCATACCATAGATAAGCGGAATAGGAGTACTACTTGATACCGTATTTTGAAGACCCCCGAACATATCATTTGATCTCACATTTTGGTCAGTTTGTTTAATGTCTTGGCGTTGTGTAAAAAGCATAGTGACAAGAGCTAGTCCTGCGTTCACAGCAAGAGTTCCAGCAGAGATGCCTAACCCAGCTGATGCAGTTGTAGTTCCAATTGCTGCCTCTGCTCCTAAAGCTGCTGATCCTAGTTGAGCTCCAGTAGAAGGAGCAAAAGCATTTGCTACAAGGGGAAAAGCAAAATAAGCAGCTGTCGCAATAGCTGCATAGGTTAAAAGTTTTTGAGTGCGTTTTCCGCCACCGCCTACGATGGCAGGTACGATATGAAAAACATCATCTGTTTTTACAGATTTAATAAATAATTCTTGATCAGAAATTGGTTTAAGATTTTTATCTAAAAGAGCATAACCTTCTTGACACTGCCCTTGCTCAATAGCTTTAGCATAACGCTGAAACTTTGGATGCATTGCTCCAAGATAATAAAGAATATCAGCATATTTTTTAAAGTCAGCTTTATATTCAAGTTCTGTAAAAAGAGATTTAAAAGCTGAATGTATTTTAATTTTAGCAAGCAATATGCTTCTCCTGAAAATCTGCAAAAATTAAAGAATCTATATCTTCGTTATACCAGTATATGTAAAATTTATTGTTAAAACCAACTAAAAATTTATACTCCTGAAATGCTGCACCTATTTTGTCCTCTTGACTTGGAATAGGATTATCTTGGCCTGGGTGTGAATGAAAAATTCCCCATATGTTACCATCATTCTTAACAAGAGCTGCCGGATCTAAATAAAAAGTTTCTTTTGGGTTATCACTAATGTTTTTACAGGGAATGTAATTAAAATCTTTTGTAATAATACCTACCGCTTCGAGAGGGTAATCTCTTAATGCGTGATTATTCATATCTTGTTTAAGTTTTATAAATCTTTCCATCGTGCTCTCTTAATTGTATATTGTTTAAAATATTTATGATATGTATGAACACTACTAGGTCTGTTCTCAAGCATATGTAATATTTTATCATCACCTACGTACATAGCAACATGATTTGTAACATTAGTAGAACCTAAACTCATAGCAATAAAATCAAAAGGTTTTAATTCATTAACCTCTAACCAATCACCATTGTTAGAGGCATTTAAAAAGTATTGTTCATGAACTTTTTGATACCATTGATCATCAACTAGTTTTAAAAAATCACTACTAGTATAAGGAATCGTTATGTCTTTCTCTTGTTTAAGAATATATCTTAAAAGAGTGTAACAATCCATACCAGATTCAGGATTTTCTCCAAATAGTTTATAGGGAATGTTTATATATTTTTCATACCATTGATTCATGGCGATATAAGGCGTGCAACCTCTCTACCCAATACTGGGATAAAGTGTCAACACGAGAGACTCCCCCCTCCTCTATGTGAAGCATTTGTGTTGGTGCTAAAAACATTGCAAAATGTGTAATACAATCTGTTTTTGTTGACTTAAATGCTATTACATCATAGTTTTTTGCTTCTGTCAATTTTACTTTTACAGCACACGTTGAAGCCCATCCATCTACATCTGTAGTAGAAAAATGCTTCATCCAGGCTCTTGATTTAGGGTAGGTAGGAAGGGGAAAGTTGATTAAAAGTTCTTGAGCATAGAATTGACGAATCAGCTCAATACAATCAAATATACCATACTCATGAGGTATTCCTAAATATTTCTGTACCATTCTGCTAACTCTGGAAATACGGATTCAAAAGATTCATTTCTAAATAAATCACTTCTTAAATTCACTTCTTTAAATTTACTTTGTAGATTAGAATCATCTTTAGAGTTCATATGCTTAAGTGAATCTAGTATAGTGTTTATTTCATAGGTACTTAAACCTTCAGATGAGAGTAAAAATTCTTTA